CCTATTTGTGGGAAGGCATCATCGTAGGAACAGTATTCCATCTGACCCACTCTCTGTAGTCAGCAAAGAAAAGTGTTTAGACAATAGGAATGACGAGCGCTCAAGAAGTGATATTTAATTTTATGGACAAATCAAAATCATCTATTGTGTTGCTCTTATATATCGCAACAGTCCTTATTATTGTCTTTAAAGATACTATTCCTCAGCATATTCATACTCAAGCAGATTCATTTTTAGGGCGGTGTTTTGGATTACTTCTTGTAGTGTTTATTACTCATGAATATGGATTTATTTTAGGTTTACTTACAGCAATATCAGTAACTCTATTAATTGGTTCTCGTATGTCAGCAGTTCTGGAAGGGTTTGGGAGTGGAGGCGAGACATCTAAAATTAATATACCGAAAACAAAGCGGTGGTTCGTTGAAAGAGCTCTTAAACAAAATCCTACAGCTGTTGAGGAAGAGCGTGTAATCACTGAAGCGGTACAAGCAGATGATACTCGAGGCGGATATAGTTCAGGCGGCGGTGTTCAGAATTCAAGTGTTTCTAGATAATCGGTGATACAAGTAGATGGAGGCATGGGAAGAAAGCCTAGGTGTTACATCCACAGTAATTGATAAAACAGCAAGACTTCTTGTAACATTAGTTTTTTTTATTTGGAATCTTTTTGAAGGGTCGCTCTTTCATACACCATACCCGGTTGAATGGGTGTATTTGTACAAGTTTCCTTATTGGCGACTGTTTCTTGTGATTACTCTTATTGCAGCTTTAGTATGGTGTCCTACGGTTGGAATTATGGCAGCACTAGCACTTTTCTTTTATCTAAATGATCTCTCTCGTCTAACAAAACCTTGGGAGGAGATTGGTCCGAGCCCCAGCCCAAAAACTAAAGAATGATTAGATGAGTGTAGCAAATGCGGCACCTGTAGCCATAGCAGCAGCGGCTGTAGAAATTGCAAATCCAATTGATGTTATAGCAAATAGTCTGAATACAAATCCGTATTTTATTGGAACAATGATGTTAATGTTGAATTTGGGTGGTCGTTTTCTTGGAATGGAGATTTCTAAGGGACAAGAGAAATTTTTTCAACAAGTCTGGGTTCGCCGTATTTTAATTTTCACTGTTATTTTTGTAGCGACACGTAATGTACTTGTGGCACTTTTTATGAGTATTATTGTCCTTGTTTTACTCTCCTTTTTATTTAATGAAAATAGTTCACTTTTTTTGGGCGGAACTGAAATTAAAGAACAATATACAAATCCTACGATTGGTGGATTAACTGTAGAAGAGACTGAGATTCTACGAAGACTATCCGAAAAACAGTCTCGCATGTCAGCAGCTGCCGTACCTGCGACCGAGGGCAATCAGGAGAAACCGGCGAAACTTGAAGAAGTCTATGGACAAAATATGACACTTCTTCAAACTATAGTATAATTTTTCATTTATACATTTTAAAAATGCTATAATGAAAATTAAACATTGATACTCACTTCATTTCCGATAATTGGCGTATTGCGCTTCTTGCGACGACCTCCAGAAGTGCGTACCGATTCAACCTGGCTTCTCATATCTTCCGAGTGAACACTCTGCATCTCCGCCGCAACCGCAACAGGTCCTAAGGGTCCCATATTGCCCATCAAATTCGGTACACCATCCATATTCTCAGCTCTACGAACCTCCGCAAACGTATTCATAATATCGTCAACTCCACTCGGTCCACGCATCTCTCTACGCGCAGTACGCGGCGGCTCAACTGACGCAACGGGCTGCGGCATATTCGGTACACGGCTGGAGTTATTGAAAGGTCCAGCCTGAGGCATAGGCTGTTGCTGCATTTGCTGCTGCATTTGCTGTGTCATAGGAACCTGCGGAACTCCACCAAACTGTTGAGGAGCCGACTGCGGAACACCCTGTTGAACGCCCATTGCCATCCCCATAAAATTTCCAAATCCAGGACCCGCCTGTGCCGCAGCCGCTGCCGCCATCTGCTTCGCAAGTTCAGGATTCTTCTTCAGAATATCATCCATACTCGGCATCTTCTGGCGGAAAAATGAGTTGCTCATGTGGCACATGAAACCACTTCCCGCAAGTGCCATGACAAATCGTACCTCGGGCGCAACCTTTCCACGATCCTTATATTTATCATAGAGTTCCTCAAAGATTTCATCAAAATCCTCCACATTTTCGTGAACAGATTCAGACCAACCTTCAAGCTTCAGATCAAAGGGGTCGAATTTGTTATTCATCCACTCCATTCCCGTTACAAGACCCATCATCATCTGACGCTGAAAACGGAGACTTCCCTCTAGATTCCTCGCATCTACAAGACGAAGATACTCCTGCTTGATTTCATCTAGACTGTTATCCATCGTAAAATGCCGAGTAACCGGAAATCCCTTTGACTCCAGGCGCTGGAGTTTATTAATGAGTTCCGCCTTCTCCTTTTTTTCCGCTTCAGGATCGCGACTGGAAGGAAGCGAGAAAACAGGTCCAGATGCCGTTTGCGAGTTTGAAAAGAGATTTGCTCCTACATCACCTCCCTGCTCCTTACGGATTTCAATGGGCGGTCCACCACTAAAATCAGACCCCAGATTCATAGGTTCAAGCGGAGCAATATCTACTTCCTGTAAACCACCACTCATGCCACCACTCATGCCACCCTGTGAAAAACTAATTGAAGGTGGCGGCTCAGGACGATTCATAGATACATTGATTGTTTGACCGGAGTTGACTTTACTTTGGTTGGCTAACATACTTAATCCAAGATCGTCGCCCATATCGTTCAGATTAATTACATTACCGATCTCGTCGCTTAACCCTAAATCGGGGGGTGCCTCCATGCGCCGAGAGACTACTTCCATTTCATGAATGGTTGCCATTCCTTCTTTTGAAAATCAAAGGACTTTTTAAGCGGGCTTTACCGCAGCAGCAGCTGGGGTCGCATCAAGACACATACAAAAAGCATCCGCAAGATCGGAACGCTTTTTATTTCCCTTGAAAAAAAGCAACCACTCTGCGCCTCGGACAAGTGTTTGTTTAAGAAGTGCTGCCTCTGCGCGTTCCTCAGATCCTTTTTTACGATCTGCATAGCCTTCTGTTCCTGTAGCCTTTCCCTTCACTTTCATTCCAGCATGAACTAATTTAAAAGGAATCATAGGATGACCCGCATTTAGATAAGCATCCCGTAGCGTCGCATAGAGAAGCATCTGAACAGTTTTCATTACAGGATTCTTCAATACAGGCTGATTCTCTAGGCGAACTTCACCAAGTAGACCAAAAAAGGGTACTAGCTCCTTTGTAACAAACCTGCGCATCGCATCATGGATTTGGGCTACATCAATTGCGGCAGCATGCGGAACCTTCACTTTTACAACAGGCAGCGACGCAAATGCTTGTACTGCGGTAATCATAGCCTCCTTGGTCTTCGGCATTGGCTTCACACCTTTTTCAACCAGAAGAGCACGAAGCTGCGGCGCAGAAGGCATCTTTGTAAGAACTACACCACTTGCGTCCTTAATAAGAGGAGCTGATACAGGTACATGACGTGCACAGGATAGACCCACAGATGAACTGAAACGAGCTTTTGCTGCACATGAAATACAACTAGGAGCCTTAGCCCCTGCTCCTTCAGATGCTCGCTCCTCAAGTAGATTATAGTTTCCCCATCCATTAATAGTGAGTTGCTCACCTGAAGCAGTGGTAATACACCACGCTAGATTCTTAATTCCAATATCAAAACAGAGTGTACCTTTGTTCATTCTGTTTTAGTATGTATTGATTGCTTAAGCACGTAAAAATGTGCCTTGTAGATTGGCACTTCCAACACCATTTACGCCGAGGTTCTCAAATGTGCGCCCACGTGCGGAATTACGACCACCCTCAAATCTACGTGTAATCGCAGGCATATGTTGTGTTTCTTGCGGTACATTCGTATTAAATGTACCAAAAAGTGGGGGAACGTGCTCTTGGCGCTCCTGACCAATTCCGTTTCGCAAGTTTGTTGTCTTTGCGCTGCATCCATCACGGTCACACTGTACAATTCTCGCAGGAGGAGGCACCACTGTATTATCGAATCCTAAATGGGCACCCGTATTCATGCTCTGGCGTTGGCGAGAAAGCTCAATAATTGTATCAGCATTACGCTGCGACCATTGATGCACTGAAAACTGTTGTCCAACGGGAATATTTTCACTACAGTGTGTTCTGTAGTCAGTTAGGAGACTCGCATCTGACATAGGTGCTGCCCAACCGGGGAAACGTGCATCAGGCACAGGTCCTATGGCATAAACACCCTTAGGAGTAAGTCTTTGAACGAATGCTTGTTTTGACTGACTGTCTGAAATGTTTGTGTATAAAAAAGGTTCCGTTGGAAGGCGGAATAGCTTCGCGTCCATCTATATCTTCTTAAGATGTGAGTTCAGCATCTTCATCCTCAAGGAGAGCACCCTCCACTAGAGGAGGCGCACCCTCAACTGTAGGTTGTACAGGGACATCCGTCTTGCGAAGTGCCTCTGTCAGCTCCTTACGTCC